ACCTTTTCTTTCCACTGCAATAATGGAGACCTAAACATGAATGCAGTAGATACACTTTGTAATGTAGAAAAATATTTTGATCGCAATCACGATTTGTTCTGTATGTGGGGTGGGCTGTTTGCTCTTTTATTCTTCACATTATATTTACCATTTAGTATGGTCAATAAGATGCAAGATAAATTAGATGCACAGCAAACAGCGAATGTGCTCTTGACATCAGAACTCGAAACTCTAAATCACAAAGTCGAGTTTCTAAATCTCTCTTACGAAAAGAAACAATTGGTCTTGAAAGAAGTTGAGTGCCTTGCACGCAACATTTACTTTGAGGCAGGTGGTGAGCCACGCAATGGTAAAATTGCTGTTGCTGAAGTCACCATGAATCGCGTCAAGAGCAGACAGTATCCACGGACTGTGTGCGGTGTTGTTCATCAGCGCATCAAAGGCACCTGCCAATTCTCTTGGGTCTGCGAAGGTAAGAAAACTGTTTATCGCAATAGTTCTGCATGGCTTGATTCTATCAAGATTGCAGAGAATATATTGATTTCTAAACAGCACTACGGTATAATTGGATCTGCAAAGTATTTCCATGCAGACTATGTTGATCCAGCATGGGCAAATCAAAAGAAGTTAATTCGTAAAATTGGCAATCATATATTTTATCAATGAGGTTTTATGCGTATCGTTGAAGATGTGAAATTAGATTATAAAGACGTTCTCATAACACCAAAGCGATCTGCTTTATCCTCAAGGAGCCAAGTAAAACTCGAAAGATTGTTCACCTTTCGAAGTTATAACTCTTGGTTTGGTGTTCCGATCATCGCAGCGAATATGGATGGTGTTGGAACACTAGAGATGGATGCAGAGTTTAACAAGCAACATTGCATGGTTGCACTGACAAAACATTATAGTGATACAAAACTCATTGAGCATTTTGCTAAAAAATTAGACAGCACCATTTATTCAATGGGAATTAGCGACGAAGATTTACAAAAGTTCGACAATGTGTACAGCGTTGTTGGCAATCGTCTGATGCGAGTTTGTATTGATGTTGCGAATGGTTACACACAATCGTTTGTCGACTTCATCAAGAAATTTCGTGATCGTTATCCTAGTGTAGTTCTAATGGCAGGTAATGTTGTCACACCAGAGATGACTGAGGAATTGATTCTCGCAGGTGTTGACATTGTGAAGGTTGGTATTGGTCCTGGTTCTGTTTGTACAACCAGGAAGATGACTGGTATCGGCTACCCGCAGTTGAGTGCAGTTATTGAGTGCGCAGATGCTGCACATGGTCTCAAGGGTCACATCATAGCGGATGGAGGGTGTTCCGTTCCTGGAGATGTTGTGAAAGCATTTGCTGCGGGTGCCGACTTTGTGATGCTTGGTGGAATGCTTGCAGGACATAAAGAAGGTGGAGCATCTCCGTTTGGTGAGAATAAGTTCTATGGCATGAGTTCTGATACTGCCATGGATTTGCATAATGGTGGTGTGGCAAACTATCGAGCCTCTGAAGGTAAGACGGTTGAGATTCCATATCGTGGTGAAGTCAGTAGAACAATGCAAGATATTTTAGGTGGTCTGCGTTCAGCGTGTACCTATGTTGGAGCAAGTGAATTGAAAGAGTTGAGTAAGCGTGCAACATTTGTTCGTGTTACTCAGCAGTTGAACAATTCCTTGAGCACATATGAGATCTAATATGGCAAGTCGCGAAGAAAAAAATAATTTCTCTATGATGATCATGCAAATGGCAATTGTTGAAAAGATCGATCACATGGATGCAATTACATCATACTGCGAACGCAACAATCTTGAAATTGAAGTCGCAGCAAGTTTGATCAATGATGCTCTAAAAGGTTTAATTGAGAGCGAGGCAATGGAATTAAGATATCTTCCACGCGGAGGTAGGTTGCCCATATGAGTTGGCAGTTATTAATTTGGAATATATTTTCTTGGTCGTTCACTGGCGTTATGATTTATGTAACGCAATCAAGCATGTGGTGGTTAGTTCTTCCTGCTATCTTTACAATGACTAAGAGTGCATCTGATTTGGTTAAGGCAGTTGTTGAAGAAAATGCCAAACAGGAAAAAGAAACTGAACTAGACGAAGAAACATTAGAACAAATGCAGCAATATATGGATAAGATTCGTCGAGGAGTGACACGTTGAACGGATATGATCTCTACGGATTGTATCAAGCCATCAAGTTACACTTTACTTCAGAAAAATATAACTTCTTTCAATACGATGGCAAGACGCGAGTTTCAATAGATGCATTTCAAAAACGTCGTGACAAATTTTTATTCCACCGTCTTGCGCGGAAGTATCGCGACGATGAGATGGTTCCATTTCTGGTTGCTAATTTTGTACACAGTGATGATAATTGGACCAAAAGTCTACTTGAAGAAGAGGCTGAGTCCACATACAGAGAATGGAAACGAAAGACAGATTCGATGAGCAAGATCTACGTTGAGGATCTTGAAAAGATTGCAAACAAAGATAATTTCAACGAACTATTTAAAGTCGAAGATGGACAATTTCCAAAATTGTTAGTTGCATTCCTCCAAAAAGATGTAACGATTGAGACAATGGTCATTCTCAATAACATCTTCGACTTTATTCGAATTTGGGACAAGAAGATTTCTGATGACATCATCTATCCCAAGATTTCAAGAAAGGTGCGCAAGTATGGTGCTTTTCTTGCAGTGAATGTTGACAAGTATAAGCAACTGACAAAGGAAACTTTACTTGCCGACTGAAATGATATATAATGATATGGTGATGACAAAAGTGGACAAGTCGATATACATTAATACAACGCTATACGGAGAATACAAATGAGTCTATCTAGTCTAAAGAAGGGTTCTTCCCTTGATAAGTTGAAGAAAGCAGTTGAGGCTTCTTCAGCAGGTAATGGTGGTGGCAAGAACGTCGATGATCGTTTCTGGCAACCAGAAGTTGACGCTGCTGGCAATGGATACGCAGTTATCCGTTTTCTTGATACGCCAGCCGTTGATGGTGAGGATGGTCTTCCGTGGGTACAAATCTGGTCACACGGTTTCCAAGGTCCAGGTGGTTGGTACATTGAGAATTCTCTCACAACTCTTGGCAAGACCGATCCTGTTTCTGAATACAACACAGTTCTTTGGAATTCTGGCATTGAAGCCAACAAGGAAATTGCTCGTAAGCAGAAGCGCAAGTTGACCTACATTGCAAACGTTCTTGTGATCTCTGACGCAAAGCGTCCGCAGAATGAAGGCAAGGTTTTCCTTTACAAGTTCGGAAAGAAAATTTTCGACAAGATCAAGGAACAACTTGAGCCGCAGTTTGCTGATGAAACTCCAATGAATCCGTTTGATTTCTGGAAGGGTGCAAACTTCAAGGTCAAGATTCGCAACGTTGAAGGCTATCGCAACTATGACAAGTCGGAGTTTGAATCTCCTGCTCCATTGTTGAATGGCGACGATGCGAAGATTGAACAGGTCTGGAAGTCTGCCCATTCACTCAAGGATTTCTTGAAGCCTGATAACTTCAAGTCCTATGATGAACTCAAGGCGAAGTTGGATAAGGTTCTTGGTGCTGGTGGTGTGTCTGGCGCAACCGCAAAGCGAGTTGATGATGAGGAAGCAGCCGCTCCTGTCATTCGCTCTGCTCCTGCCAAGCGAGTCACTGCTGAGGATGTCACTGTCGAAGATGATGACATGGCATTCTTCGAGAAACTTGCTGCTGAGTAATTTCGATTAGAAAACCATCGATGTTTTCGGGGGAGCTGATGCTCCCCTTTTTTTATCCACCATAAACTCTTCGAAGTTCTTCGATCGTAGATTCTCTATTTCTAACATTAATTGATCGATCTTGATTTGAGTTTTCTAGAGCATTTATTCTAGAATCGATTCCAGTCAGAGCAGCAGTCACTTGTGCACTTAATTGAGAAAGCCCCATTGCTGCAGCCTCTGCCGTAATTGCAGTTGATTCACCATCTATTGCATCTGTATCTGCAACAAGTGGAGAATCTGGTGGTGATTGCGCAGATCGATCACCTGCTGGAAGTGCTGGAGGAGATTGAGCAAGTCTGACTGCTGATGCCACATCAGTTGGTGATGCTCCAATTGCAGAATATATGCTTTCTAATGCTACAAGAGACTTGTTTCCTGCTAGACCCTGGTAATAACTTTTGCCAGTATCAGGGTCTGGAATTGATGCAAATTCCATTGAAAGATTCTTTACAAATTGGTGCGCTGTTATTTTATTGTTTCCGAAATCTTTGTAGCCACGCATTCTAACTAAACGATTATAGATCAATGCGTCTTGAGTTGCAGGATCGAATTTTGTTTTTGCCAAATCAAGACCCATATTCTGCGCTTCTTCTTTGAGAGTGCTTTGCAAAAATTGATACTTTCCAACTGCACTACTTGCTGCACCGTCTTTGATCATTTGTGCTTGTAGTGCCAAGACTTCTGCTAGAGTCTTATTGGTTAAATCCATTGATTTTGGATATCCATGCTGCACTGCTGTATAATTCACAGCATTATAATTTCCTTGCGATTCAAGGTTTCCAATGTAATCAAGCAGTTTTCTTCCAGAATTTTTTGTCACTGGAGTAGCAGCAACTTGAGTTCTTGCATAGTCACTTGCTGTTATTTCGCGCCGTCCAACTCTTCGACGACTGCCTGTGACTGGTGGCGTCCCTGGAGTTTCTTTAGATGATTCAAGTCGAAGTGCTATGTCGCGATGTATCATATCAAATACTTTTGAAGCAACTCCATCTAAATCTTCTTCATCAACGTAAATGCTCGCAATTGCACCAAGAACACCACCACCAACAAGTCCAGCTGCTGTTCCAAGACCTGGGAACGCTGCAGTTCCTGCAATCCCGCCAAACGCTGTGGCAACACCACCAATTCCGACAGTTGATATAAGTTCTGCATAACTATTGGTCATGTTTTCTTTAAATTGGCTATCATTCATCTTATTTGTAGAATGATCTGCCACATATCCAGACATTCTATCAATTTCATATGCCACATCTGCAGCCATGAATGCTGGTAATCTTTTCGCAATTCCTTTTAGAGCTGGACTTAATTGTTTCCATTTTCCGATTTGTCCAGACTTTCTTTGAACAATTCTTTGTGCTCTTTCTCTAGGTCTTGACTTTTGAGCAAGTGGACCCTTACCACTGGCATATCTTTCTGTTAATTGTTTCTCTAATCTTTTTGCCTTCATTTTTTGTACTAAATCATACCCAATTGAAGTTGCTGCAAGACCACCTCTTACCGCAGTGTATCCCGCTGCTCCCATCAAAAGTGGATCAAAAAATTGACTGGCTTCTTCTGCCAATGGATTTTCAAACCCAGGCTTACCACTAAATCTATCCGTCATTCGACCAATTAATTTTGGTGCGGTAATTAGTGATCCAATTTGTGCAGCAAATGTCCCAAGACCAATTGCCGTTCCTGCTCCACCCATCAATGTCATTGCTAGTCTTGGATTAGATAATAGAAAAGAGATTA